TCTAACTTTGCGCCGTGATCTTTAGCAGTGTGAATTGCTTTGATTAATCCCTGACGTGCTAAGTGACGTGCTTGACTGTGTCCAGTATGTTTAGCACCGCTCTTGTCAGTAATTGTGCCTTTGGACTTTGTGTAAGGACCATCAAACGGAGGATCTTCATCGCGGTCTTCTGCCACCGGAGGTGCTACTGGTGCGGGTGCTTGTGGAGCCGCTGGTGCTGCCGGTGCCGGCGCGGCCTCTGGTGGAGGAGCTTCAGCGCCTGCTGGTGGCTCGGGTAAATCTTGTCCACCTATTTGATCTTCTCCGTCAAATTTAAGACGTATTGCTACCTCTGGATCACGTTGTTGTACATACTGTTGAATCAACGGACGAATATCTAACTCAGCATCTATGTCATCTAAACTTTGTAAAAATTCTGGATCATCAATGATGCCTTTTAAACTGCCAATAGCATTAACTGCATCGGGTCCGCCTTGTAATTCAGTGTCTAACAAATCATTTAACTTGTCAATTGCTCGTTGTTGTACTTGCTTGTCAGGACTGAATAATGTATCGTCTTCGTCTTCATTCATAATGCCGTCCATGAATGATTCAAATTGATCCTCTGGAGATTCAAATGTTGGCTTGGGTTTTTTTAATAATTCTTGGGCATAGTTAATTGGCCCCCAGTCTCCGCCCATTGGTCCTGTCATACCGCTGTTAGGACCGTTAACACCCATTTGTTTAGCAACCTGCTCAGGAGTCATGCCTCGAGCTAATAATTCTTTGGCTTTTTCTACTCTGGCCATCCATTCTGGTGTAACACGTTCTGATAAAATATCTTCAGCTGATAATTCTTTAACTGGAATATCTGTTTCACTTACCAGTTTAAAGATGTATGGAAATGCTGTTTTTAATTCTTCGTTGAATGTGCGGATTGTTAGTCGATCAATCCAGTCACTCATGATATCTTCTGGAATCATTTGATCTTCTTGATCTTCAAAAGACTCAGCAAACTGTTCGTAGTAAGCAGGACGTTGTAGGTTATGTACTTCTTTTTTAACTGCTTCAATACGTTCAAATACTTTGTCAGTGATGTCGCCCATTGCTTCTGACAATGCTTCATTACGCCCTACATAATTTTTAAATTTACGCAAGTTGGCAAGTTCTTCGCTCAGTCCAGTAATGTGTTTACCAATACTGTCCCATGGATAGCCGCCGTGCTTGAGATGTTCGGCCAGCGCACGAGCACCATTCAAATGTTTCACAGGATATTTAAAACGTTCACCTTGTGCATTTTCAACATAAATGCTTTCAATGTGCATGGTGCGTCCAGCGGCCAATTCTGTGTTAACAGGTTGATTATGTTTGATGATAATCTTGGCTTCGCCTAAATCTTGGTAGCTTATTCTAGCTGTACCAAAAAGTTTATTTTCCATAATAGGTTCCATCGGTTGTTCCTTGGGTTTTGCTTTAAATTGATAATCTCGTTTGTCTAGATTGTCCTTTCCGGTATTCTGTACGTCAAAATTTAATAATCTATCTTTGGCAAATTGTCTAAAACTGCGTATAAATTTAAAAGCACCAGTGTGATTACTGTCAGCCAACTCTCCGCTGACTTGCACAATAACACCGTCATCTTCATCTAGGGTAACAGATATAGATCCCAACTTGTCATCGTGTTCTATGTAATCAAATTCAAAGAATCGTGCTTTAGGAATATCTGATTTTTTGCTTAATACTTCAGCATTTTCATCACCAATTTTAATGTCAGTAAATCGTGTTGATATTTTTCCGTATAAATCAAGGGCAATTTTATCTAAATTTGTGTTCATGTTGTATTTATCCTATACCCGACGATATGAATATAGGCAAGGGTGGTTCCCAATTCTCATCAGTTTCCCAATCGCTGGTAACTTTTATGTGTTCAAACACCGCTGGATCCCATTCTGCCAACAGCGTACTCATGCGAATAATCAGCAATAGCGCAGATACCAAGTCATCGTGTTCGCCCACTTTTGCTTTAAAACTTGTTCCTGCCGCAATATAAGTCTTTAGTTCGCTGATTAAACTACGGCTGTTTAGCGTCATTTTTCCTTCTTCAATCATGAACTTTACTTTAGAACATGCAGAAATTTTATTACCAAACGTGGTATTAAACCCTTTACGGAACTTTTTAACATGTCCTTTGCGTAACGGTTCGCTTAAAAACAATCCAGGAAAAGTTTCTTCTCCCAAGTTGTCAATAACAACTAGAGCACTTTCTCCCACAGTGTTATTTTCCACACTCCAGTAAATTTGATTGATACTGTCATCGCCCAGTTCATCTTGAATGTGTTTTAAAATGTCTCTAAATATCTTAACTTGTCCTTGAATAGGAGTGACGTTGTGTTGCCATTCTGCTACTTGTATAAAACTAGGAACTTCAAATACTTCAATGGCTCCATAGTCACCGCCAGTGCCTAAACTAGGATCCATTGCGGCAATGTACACATTTCCAGGAGTTGGCTTTTTGTACCAGCGCACTTGACCCATTTTTTCTATGGGTTCTTTGCCTACCAGTTCTGCCAGTTTAAGACTGTTGATCAGTGTTTCATCATAGACCAAAAATTCGCAACCGTATTCACGACGGAAACGTTCTTCGCCAATGCGACCCATTTCAACTCGTTTCCATTCATCGTCACGATCTGGATGTTCATGCCACTCTGCACGGAATCCGTGAAAGCCGTTGAGTCCTAATCCGTCATTGCGTTCATCGCCGTATTCGTCAAATTGATTTTGACTTTCTTTCCAGATTATAGCAAATTCATCTTCGTCACTGTTGGGCGTTGATGTGATAATTGCTCGACCACCAGTTGCTAGTGTCGGGGATATTGAAGTCCAAAACTCAGTGGCGATATTTGGCTGTACGAAAGCAAACTCATCACAATATAGTAAGGATATGGACATACCACGACCGGTGTTACCAGTAGTAGTAGCTGAAACAATTCTTGATCCGTTATCAAAATCTATACTCCCTTTGTTATAACTTACTACTCCGCAACGTATGCTATCATCACATAGTTCATATCCATAACGGATACGTTGCATAATTTCTTGTGAGCCTGTGTATTTGTGTGCGGCCACTAGAATAGTTTGATCTGGATGAAACATTGCATACCACAGCAAGTACGCTGATGCACATGTTGTCTTACCACTTTGACGTGGTAGCATGTTGATGTTGAATCGAAAATCATGATAACTTTCTAATAATCGTTCTTGATACTCGTAAGGTTCAAATAACAATTTTCCTTTAACAGGATGTTGTATATAAAAAAAGTTCTTGGCAAAATGCAAGTAACCTTTTTGAGGGTCAGCACACAACAACAAGTCTTGTACTTGCTGTTCCGTGAATCTTTCTTTGGTGTGCGCCTTCTTGGTTAAGACGCCGTCTAGTGATTTTGCCATATGTTTATTTAATCAAAAAAATAGACTCCGGAGAGTCTATTTGGCACTGTTGAACAGAGTGCTAACTGCGACGAATTAGTCTTTCAATCTGCCATCAGCTTCTGCTGATTTTAACATATCAGCACGATCTTTATAACTACCACGTTTAACATCCTTGGCAGCGGCCTTTTCACCTTTCGTAGGATTCTTAACATGTTTTAGTGCATCAAATTTATCTTCTTTAGCTTCTTTAATCTCGTCATACAGTTGTGCCAAGCGAGATAACAGTGCTTCTTGCATTGGATTGCCGCCACCATTGACTTTTGGACGCTCTTCACCTTTGCTGTGCATGTCATCACCTGTTTGGGTCACTGCATCAATGCCAAACACTTCTGGACCGCTTGCACCTTCTGGAGAATTTTCATAACCGTCGTCGACCACAATGTCCAACTCTCCACCTAACTTTGGTCCACCAAACAATGCGTCAACACTGTGTGAGTGTGGATCTGAATTATCACCAGATTCAATGTTTCGAAGAATTTGCATTAGATCCTTGATGCCACCGGGGCCTGTGCCATGCATTGTTACATTCATGTCAACATTGTCTTGTTGCTTGGGTGGCATGGAAGGCATAGGCATCATTCCACATTCGTCAACACCTGGTTGGTCATCTTTAGTTGGGGCGATCGGTAGTGATTGTCCTTCGTCGATGTCTTTCATTTTTTGCATTAATTGTTCAAAATTCATATCATAGTCCTTTGGCTGTTGGTAATTTTACTTTCCTGCTTCCAACTGCACTTGTGTTATTTTGTTTTACTGGTTTATCTTTTAACTTTTCAGTTGGTACAGACTTAGCAAGAATGGTATCATTTATTCCTTTTTTCTGTTCTCCAACACTTTTGCTTTTTCCTAATTCTTTTAACAAACTCATAGTGTGCTTGTCGCCCACTAATTTTTGATTGTCTTCTTTTTCGTAATCTGCTTCTAGAACACTTTTACCACTCTTAACAGCATTGGCATTGTTAATGGCCAGTTCTCTTTCTTCCATGGCATTTCTAACTTTGATCAATGCACCCGACATTCTTAATGTTTCAGCAATGGAATTTTTAATTTGCAAGCTGGTTGCTGGGTAACAAGTACACACTTCAAATACTGTTACATTAACATTGGCATGTTCGGGAAAGTCCACTTGACGTTCTTGTATTGGTGTGCGTTTGCCGCCACTGCATGATTCCAACTGATATTGTGACAATGCCAACTTGATTTTTTCTGTACAATCTTTAGGGCAGTCTCCAGCAATTTTTACTTTGAATTCGTAAACTCGTTTGCTTTCAGTTAAGTATTCTTTGAATGATTTCATATTATGATCCTAGTAGTGTATTTATTTCATATTGCGGAGTTTTTCTATTAGACTATTACGGTCTGTGATAATAACTCCGTCACCTTGTAACGTTACACCCTCGTCAGCTGAGTTTGCGTCTTGGTCTAATTTGTGCTTTTTCAGCTGTAATTCAACCATTTTTAACTTTTTATCAAGTTTTGCTGATTTAGCACTGATAGCATGGCCCAGCATACTTGCCGCAACTTCAAACATTCTAGCACTGTAACGTGCTTCTACGTTCATACCAAGATCCATAATGTCGTCATATGCATCAGTAGCTTTTTGCGCCAGTGCATCCAGTTCGCCATCTGCTATATCGCCCAAGCCTTTGACCGCAGGTAGTGCGGATGCAATTTTATCAAATTCAGACATGTCTCTCAGGAACGGCTGAGCAATCTCTGCTTTGATAGCTTTCTTTTCTTCGTCCTTGACAATTTTCTTGCTTTCGGGCAAGTTGAGTATTTCTTCAAGTTTTTTAGTCATACAGATACTTATGCCTATGTCTGGCTGAATATATCATTTTCGTTAAGAATTCTAAATTTTATGCCCTGTTGCTTGCACCACATGTTGGCCGCACTCCACTTGGCTTGATTCTTAACATACTGTGATTGATTGTATTTGTTTTTGCCCACACGTTCTAGTATGGTCTGACTAGCTGGTTTAATTTCAATCAGCTCTACTAACAGTCTATTCTTTTTGTCCAAGTATTGGATGAAAAAATCAGGTACATACACGGTTTGTCGGTTAGTTAACGGATCTTTATAAGGAATTTGTATTGCTTCGCTGGCCCACTTTTGTATTGCTGGGTTGTTGTCGCAAAAGTTCATAAAACTCCACTCCCAACTGCTTCTGTATGTTGGAACTTTGGTCCCAACATATTTTTCAGGATGGCGCATTGTGAATTTACCACGAGCAAATTTAGCCATTTTATACTAAAATGTTACGAGATTCGTAATTATTAACTACGGGCGTAATCCTATAACCCAACAAGCTGGTTTTTTCTCGGTAGCCGTTTAATACCTGAGCCACTACTTGACTTAGCTGTACATCTGTTAAAGATTTCAAAGAGTCTATTAATTTAAACACACTAACATTTTCAACTCTTGCTTGATTTAACAACACAATGGCTGTGCTTTTTGCACTGGACTGGTCGAATCCTCGCTTGACAAAGAATCCAACTGACGCATCTATTTCTCCTGCTGGAAAACTCACAGGTTGTACAAAATAATTGTCAAAGAATTCTTTAACAGTTATTGCGTTGTTTAATTGATCTAACGGTAAGTTACTTTGCATGTTTTATACCTGAACTGATTTAGCCACAACAGCATTAGTTGGAGCTGGTGTTGGAAATGCCACTCCATTAACTCCGCCTGTTGTTTGTTGTGTAGTAGTTGTTGATAAATTAGGATTACCTGTTTGTGTTTGCGGACTTTTAGTGTTCTGGTAACCGTTAACAGTATTAATAGCATTGTTAAGAATTCCAGGTGCAATAGTTTCAATGTCTAGTGCCTGTACAAAGCTAGGACTGATGAGAGTAGGATCTGGATTAACTCCTACTAACTGACTGGCCATAAGGTCGTAGTGCTCGACGCCAAATCCTTCCGGAGTGCCTGCTTCCACTTGTCCAACACTGTAGTTGACAGCTTCGTACAACAACTTCATATCAAATTCGCGAGTCTTGCTGTCAGAGTAATCCAATTTGTTATGATTCCAACTGGTAATTAACGGATTGATCAGTTGGTAACAAACATATTCGTGTCGAGCCATTTGATAAACTTTTATATAATTAAAAAATGGTGCTACGCTGTTGTTGTCTAATCCGTAAGGTGTTGTGATAAAATTACTACTGCGGGTTGCGTTCCTACTATAAGCACCGCCAGACTTTGCGCTGGTGCTGTCTGCATAGTAGTAACTGTAATAATTTTGCCACAGTTGATTGATTAACCCCATGTTGTCGTCGTGAAATTTGATATCAACTTCGCCAGGTTTGTGTTGATACTGCACTACTTTTTTTCTATTATATTGATTCAAAATTTCTGTTTGCACAGTAAAGCTAGGTAAGCTAACGGCTTTGACTAACATGTTAATTTCATTACCGTAACGCTGTACTATGTTGGCGTTTTTAAGAGCAGAAACATTTATACCAAACGACACATGAAACAGGAAATTCTGCTTGGGTGCCAGTCTAAATTGGTCAACATTAAACATCTTGGCCGCGTGTTGCCAATCTCGTAACGTGACTTGGGTACTGTTGTCAACAGTTAAGTTTCTATTAGATGTGAATGCCATAACAATATTTATCGATATGATAAACTACGTATATAATGATCAGCCGTTAAAAAAGCCCAAAAAGGGCTTTTCTAATTAAGCGCCTAAAGCGTTTGTTCCGCCTGGGTGCTTGGTCTTGTTTGTTGGTGAACCTAAAGATCCGCCAACTGTCTGAACAGCATTGTCAATGGTAATTGTCAATTTGATCTTTACTGGATCGTTAGTTTTGTATGCTAATGTGCCGTATTCAACCTTCTGCACATAACAACCATAGCATTCCCATGTTTCTAAAACTGTAGGAGTGCTTGTGCCGTTGCCACCGTCTAACATTTCAATACGTAATGTAAACTTGTAGTCTCCAGCACTTGCCGCTGAACTTTGTTCAAAGTAGTCAAACTGTCTTTGCATTTGTTCGCCAACCAACTTGCTAACTTGACCAGTTACATCATCGCGCATGGTAATTGCAATGGTTCCCCATTTTACCTTGCCAGCAAAGTGAATTTTGCTGTTGTAGATATCAATAACTTGGTCTTCGTGTTCAACTGTTGGACGGGCCGCATCTTCAACTTGCTTGGTCATCTCAGTAGTGGATCCGCTAACGCCAAAGTTTTCAAAGTTCACCCTAAAGCGATATTGTAATTTTGGCATCAACATACCCTGTGAGCCTGCGCTCTGGTCTGATGCTAATGGTACTGTAAAATTTGATAGTGCCGCGATTGCCATTTATGTTCTCCTGATTATTAACCTAACGCCTTAACGCCGCCAGTATTCTCTAAACGCAATGGAATGTAAATAAATTCAACTGCTTTGACTGGTTCAATTGCGATATCAACGTGTAGTTCGTTAGCATCGATTCTTGATGGTGTGTTATTGCTTGTATCGCATACCACAATGTAGTCATACAAAGCACGTTGGCCTGTTAACTCAAGTAGCATAGCTTCGATTTGATTCTTGATCTCGTTACGTGTTTGCGTATCGTTTGGTTCAAATACATATGGTTTTGCTATTTGATTTAGTTGATAACGTAAGTAAATTACTAAACGTGCTACGTTAATACGATCTAAACTACTAGCAATTAGCTGACGTGTTTTTTGTCCGTAAGCTACTAAACCTGTTCCTGCAATGTACGTAATTGGATTTACGTGTACCCCTGCTAGTGTATCACGTTGTCCAGTGTTCAATGCAACAGTGTTAAACTCACCAGTAATAGGATCAACATATCCAACTGAACTAGCGTTTGTAACTCCGCCACGACGTACACCAGCTGGTGCAAACCATGGATAAGAAACGTTATCGCTTAGAGCAATTGTACGTAACATAATGTGACTTGGAGGAACAACAATGTTGTTGCCAGTCAAGTCAGTAGTGAAACCCCATGGATAATAAACTGCCGCATAAGAATTTGTGGCAATTAAACCTGTTTCGCCGTCAACTGCCGCACCGTCAACGTTTTGTCCCCAATTGCTCAATGAAGTTGCATCTGGTGTTAAACGTGCTGGAGTATCTGCAACAATAAATGCTGTTTCACCACGGCTTGTGTTCAAGTCAATCAATGTGCTTAGTGTTTCTAAATAACCTGGGCAAGCTAACAAGTTAAACTGTCTGCTGTCTTCGTCACGAATTTGTTGGTTGCTGTTGATTAACTCATTCAATGCATTTAATACAACTGAGCGTTGTGATTTACGTCCAAATGTTCCTGAACCATCTAACTGGTTAGGAGCTTGGCTTACCCAACGATGCGGATAGTAGTAAGTCATTGCGTCGCCTGCGCCTGCGCCAAAACGTGTATTACGCTCAGTAACATCGATATAATCTTTTACAAATTTTACTACGTTGTTACCTGAACGACGTAGATTCCATAGCAATATTCCTTTTGGATATAGAGCTGGATCTGGGGAATCTGGATCAACAAAGTCGCTTGATAATAGTGTGCTGATGCTTGATGGAGTACCTTTGCCTGGTGTTGATTGATTTCCGCCTGCTGAAGTCCAACGTACATCGGCAAACACAACACCATTTTCTGTAGTTTGATCTGCATTGTCAACTAGTACCCATTTCTTAGTCAAAAAGTTAAATTTGTAAATATATGGATAATTGTCAAAGTCAGCAGTACTAACCCAAATATCACCGTGTGCAAGGGCTGTGCCATCGCTTTGTGTAGTTGGAGCAGTGGCTGAAACTGTTGGGCCTGCTGGGTCTGTACGATCTGCACCGTAGCCAACGCCGCCTGAACTTTGATTGTAATTCAAGTAGCCAACAAACTTGGTACCATCGTGAATCAATAGATCAACTTCGTCAATTACGCTACTATACCACAATGTGCCATCAGCTGGAATAGTTGTTGGAGCAGTGGCTGAAGCTGGAGCAAATGCGCTGGTTCCGTTCATTGAACGCCATAGAGTTGCTAAGTATCTTCCGCTGACTGTTGGCTGGTCAGCATACCAGTTTGCTGTTGTGCCTACTGTGAACAAAGTGGCAAGTGGAGTATTTGCACCGTCTACAAAGTGAATATCGCCGCCAGCAGTGTGCGAAATAGTAACGCTGTTGTCACTGTTTAACACTGCTGATACGTTTGCATCACCGTTTGTTCCTGCCAATATTGCCGCAATAAATGCTTGTGCTCTTGATACAGCAGTTGTTAGTCCACTTGTTAAATCAAAAGTTACTGACGAAGCTGCCGCTAATGCACTTTGACCTGGCAAACTTTGCTGTAAAGTAAATGCATAGTTGTTGTTTGCTGGAGACGATGCAGTAAATGCAATAGTTTTAACACTTGTTGGACCACCACCTGCATATCCATATACTTTAAAATTAGCATACGGAGTTGTGCCTTCGTCGTCATTGTATTTTACATACACAGTGTTTGCCGCTAATTTTAATCCGCCTGTTGAATCTAGTGCAGCCAATGCTGAAGAATTGTTAGCAAATAAACGTACAGGTTGTTCAATCCATGAACTAGCCGCTGAACTATATTTCTTAATAATCCAGTCTGCACCTTGGTTAACACTGGTTGTTTTAACCCAGATAGAACCTGTTGGAGCACCGTTGGCTGTTCCTGCATTTTCTGTTGTTTTGTATGTTGGAACACTGGTGTGAGCACTGATTTGTAGTTTTGGTGCTTGATATGTTGTGTTACTTAGACCAACTAATGCTGGAACTGTTCCTGAAAGAACAACATTAACACCAGTTGAATAAATTTGCAAGTAACCATTTAGCTCAGATGCGGTTACACCAGCAATGCCCGCATCATTGATTGCTGTTGCAAGATTAGCATAGTTAGTTCCACTGATAGTTGTACTGTTGATTACCAAAGTATCACCACCTGTGGTGATTGTTGTGTTTACCGAACCAGCTGTTGGAGCATCGTCAATTGTGTACGACGTGCCGGTAATTGACACTGGAGAAGCTGATGTGCCAGCTGATTGCGATGTGCTAACAATCCAACTTGTGCCTGTTAGAGAAGCACTGGCCGCTGTTTGACTGTTGTTGACCACCCAGCTTGAACCTGAACCTGAAACAATGTAAGTGCCAGCTGAAACTGTGCCACCCGACACTACCATACCAATTGCAATGGTGCCAGTTGGAGCTGATGTTGTCAATGCTGTTCCAGTGATACTACCTGTGAATGTTGCGGTAGTTTGATTGGTAATGTATGTGTAAGCAGTGATAGAACCGCCTGACAATACTAATCCAAGACTTGGAGTTCCTGTCAATGCTGTTAATACCGTGCCAGTTCCGCCGCTGGTTCCGTTGCTGATAAATCCAGTAAATGCCTGATTGACCACAGCAGTGATGCGTGTGTTTGCCAGAATGTTTGAACCTGAAATAACTTGACCTACTGCAACCGGTGATCCTGTTACTGCACTGATAACTGACAATCTAGTTGTGCCTACTGGAATAACACCAGTGAAGCTGGTACCAGTTGCTGATATTGTTGGGCTTAATACTGTACCAGCCGCTGTGGGCCAGCTGGCTTTCCATGCTGAACTACCTACTTCAACCCATGTTCCTGCGGCTGTGTCTGTTAGGTATTTCTTCATCCATAACTTGTTCAAGTTTGTGACTGATACTAATACATAATCACCTACTTGTCCAATACTTGGTAATGGAGCATAATTACTTGCACCAGTTGTTTGTGCAATATCGGTAATAACTGTGATGGTTTGTTTAGTAAATGATTGACCACCAGTAGTTGTGGCACTTGAACTGTTCCATTCAAAAATACCAAAACTTGTGTTGGCTACATCTAACCACATTGTTCCGTTGTCAGGAGCGCCAACTGGCTCAATTGCATCTGCTTCTAATTGTTTTGTGTTTAAATCTGCACGTACTACATAAGCACGATTACTAACACCTAAAAAACTATATGCGGTTTGTAGACCGTATTCGTTGATTTCGCCAGCGTGTACTGGATTGTTGCTTGCGTCAGTTTGGAAGTAAGGAATACCAAAAGTAGTTCCAAGATCCATTTGACTTGTCATTAAATATACCTTGCCAGCATTTGCCTTTAAGGTTCCCACTGCGGTACCAGTACCGGCAGCATTTTGTTTATTTTCTTGTGACGCTACAATAATCAGCGGGACTGTGCCCGGTGCAGACGGTGTATAAAAACTTTCGTCTACTACTGTTACGCTTACGCCTGGTGAACTTAATTGAGCCATTGTGTTATCTCCATGAGTACATGTTCCTATATGTATTTATAGCATTTTGGAATTTCATAGCTCATATACACTACCAAAAAGGTCTCAAAAAGGCCAGCTGAGATTAAATACAATATGAGACCACTTTGTACATGCGGCGTAAGACCTACCGCAGTAAATTATCGTAAAAACGGCCGTACATACTACAGAAGCATGTGTAATGTGTGTTTAAAACACGGCAAAGGACACGGTATTGCCCGTTGGTATCGTGCGGGATATCGTCCAAAAAGCCAGTGCGACAAGTGCGGTTTTAAGTCACCACACAAAGAAGTGTTTAGAGTATTTCATGTGGACGGAGATTTAAACAACTGCCGGCCTACCAATTTAAAAACAGTTTGTTCTAACTGCGTTCAAGTCCTGCATAAAGAGGGTGTGAAGTGGCGTCAAGGGGATCTGACACCAGATCTTTAACCTGTGCAAACAAGTCATCAATAGTGGTATTATTGTCCATGACTGCATCAAACTCAGTGCCAACCCAAGCAGTTTCACTGGAGTGAATCTTAAGACGTTTAATACGTTCACTGCTAAGAGCATAATTCATGTTTCTGTCACCTGCGTTCATGTTTACAGCATCGTCATACCATTCAGGTTCTGCTCCACGCACCACACGAATCACAATTCCACCTGCATTTTTAATTGATTTAATTTCGTTGGGGAAACGGCAGTCACTGATAACAATATTGTCTTTTGAGTTGCGTAGTTTGTTTTCCAAGCTGGCAATCCAGATGTCATCGTGAAATGCTTTGCGACAAACTTCAGTTCCCCAATATTGCAAGATCCAGCGTGGTGTAAGATTAGGCATGTTTAGTCGCTCACTCCACCACGGATCAACCTGTTCGCGCCACGCACGGGCTTGTGTTGTACGACCTTCTAGCATTGTACGGTCCCAGCCAAACACCTGTGCTACTGCATCTTTCAAACTGTTGGCAAAACTTTCTCGACGAAAACCATGAAAGTTAGTTAGATAATCGGCAATAGTATCCTTGCCAGAACCAATAAATCCGCACACACCTATAATCATAGCATCTCCTAACGATATGCTATTATATAACAGTTTTATTACAAGGTCAAATTATTTTTAGCCAATTACAAATGTGTAACCTGTGCCGCCTGCCACATAAGTGTCAAGCTCTTTGTCTAATCTTTCAAAATCTTCTTTGGCACTGGTTTTTAAATCGCCGCCATTCATCTGTATTGCTTGTCCTGGGCCAGCAATTGACGCAAATTTTGAACGTGCTTCTCCCAGCATGGTTTTGCAAACTGCTAGAGTGTAATCTTTTAACCATTGTTTGGCATAAGTGTCTTGTAACAACACCCAGTCTGGACGATAATTATAACTTCTTACCAGTATTTGTTCGCCCTGTGCAAAGGGTCGTTGTAGAATGGTTAAAATGTGACTGGTTGGTTTCCAAGCATATTCAATATAACTACCAAACATACGTCCAACTAGTTTTTGATAGCCAGCAAACAAGTCATATGTTGCTAGACCGCCCATTGAACTGCCCGACATCAAGTATGTGTTTGTGTAGGCTAGGTTAAACGGTTCAAACAAAGTACCGCCTGCACCAATTCCACTTCTTGAGCCAATAGCTCTACGAAACACTTCACGCACTGTGATAACTTCATCAGGTAATCTGTATTCATTTTGATCCTGTAGTAGTTCTAGAAACAAATAACTTTCTTCCACAGCATTGGGGCTTTTTTGCCTGTAGCGATTTAGCGCACGATCCAGCGCGGCTTCATAGTGTGCTGGGTCTAGTTCAACCTCAATCATACCATCGCCTAGCATGAGGCGCACATAGTCAAACGCTTTGTTTCGTTCAACAGTTGAGTTGGATTGTGTGGTTGCTGGTAAATCTTCCATTTTTTTTGTCCTCTTACATATTTAGCTAACGATAAATATCACTATGCCAAGACTTTCTCTTTATAAACCAGAAAAAGGCAATGACTTCAAGTTCATTGACCGCCAAGCCAGCGAGATGTTTCAAGTTGGTGGTACCGACGTGTATCTACACAAATACATGGGTCCAGAGCTGAACGCTAACGGAACCCAGGATCAGCCCACAATCGATTCTTACAATGTGTCAACTATACAAGATTTGTTATTTTTAGAAAATAGAGATAGAAAGTATGACAGCGAAATTTACAAAATTCGCGGATTATATAATGTACAGAATATAGATTTTAACCTAAGCCAGTTTGGCCTGTTCATAGACAACGATACACTGTTCATGACTGTGCATATTAATGATTTTATCAAGTACATAGGGCGCAAACCCATTGGT